AATTATTTCAATTGTGATAACAATAATCACCGCAAAACTCAAAGTGGTGACAGCCTTGACAGGCATGAAAGAATTTTTAAGGGACCAAACCCTTACATCCGCCGCAGGAAAGAGACTGTAGGCGCGTGTTCTGTAGTAGGAAATCGAGAAGACCATGTATTGGTATCAAGACCAAATTTCACTGTTCGTAGAGGACGGTCGGTTGTCCGTGAAAAGACATACATGCGTCAGCAAAAACTCAAATTAAATGATAACAGAAATTCTGGAAGGATGGAACTCAAGAATGTTGGTGTCCCCTTGTCTAGCGATCAGGACAAGAAGGAATTGTTGGTGACTCGACCCATGTTGGAAAAATTTCTGTTACAAAAAACTGTCATACCGGAGAACGTAAAAATTCTCCGAGGGTCGCTGAAAAGCAACCTAGAAATTTTCATCTCACCAAAACGTATGACAACGTTTTGAGGGCAGGTTTAGACCAGCCTGATGAAAAACCTCAGACGATAGTAAGTAGGAGAATTAAGGTCAAGGATCTGGTCTCTGATGAAACTATCAAAGCTTTTTCTAAGCTTTACCCAGGCGTGTTGATCGAAGGAGGAAGTGGGTCATTCCACCCTCACCCCCTGGGAGCTTACGGAAGAATTTTGTCTGAGGAGATCGTGTTTGAGACGATCACTCGGGACTTTGGCAAGAACGTTCTAGTCACAGACATAGGAGGTAATGCCAAACGTCATTCGGCCAGGAACAGGAAGGTTCATTGTTGTAACCCATATCTAGATACTAGAGATGTGGGTAGATATGCTGAACACACGTACAAGTATGTCAATCAGGACATGGTGACTTATTGTCATAATAAGTCACAAGACTGTAACATCATACCGGACGTGTATATAGCGATACACTCATTATATTATCTCACTCGGGATGATATCTTGAGTCTCATCTTCAAATCAAACAATAGAGCTTTGTATGCAGTAGTGCATGTATTTAGAGAAATCAGTGGCTCATTCCATTCTGGTGAATCTAAATATCAAATCCTGGTCGGAAGCGACAAAAAGCCCACCGTTCATATGCGGGTTAACGGCAATGATGGCGAGTACTCTCACGACCCATTGTTCTGGTTAACCAGTGGTTATTACTCCAGTAATGGACGAGCTATAGCATGGACCACTAAGCAATTGAACGTGACGGGGGACACGGTATTAGTTAAATTTTTGGAAGCACCTCTGGGAATGAAGACGGAGGTGAGTAAAAATTTGACGTTGATACAGAGCATCAGCAACCTAGAGCACTGCGGGGCAGTGTTAGGCGTAAGATCCTTTGTTGATCAACACAAGTTTACTCCCTCATTGACAATTGAGGAGTTTAAATTTAACGAGATTATATCGTGGAACTTTATGTTGTCCGTGGAAGTGGAGGTTGAGACCAGACCCCCACATACGGTGATCATACCAAAGTCGATCGTGGCCGAGGCAGCGGCCGCCATCGTCGGCGTCGAGCGCAATTCTGCGACTCTTAAGAATGTAATAAGGCATATCGGTAGAATGATTAAAGACAATAAGATGGATATGCCTGCAGACATGATACTAGACTGTTCCATATATGGAGCTGCTTTGGCCTATATTTACAAACTAGAAGAACAAATAGACGTGTTCAATAGTTTGAGTAGTGAAAAGAAATTAAACAACTATGG